AGAACAACGCTTTGATAGCTTAATAGCTTATCTTACTACTTATGGCAAGAATAAGATATTAACCTTTAGGTGCTTAAGATGGTAAGTAAAACTAGAAAAGCAATAGAAATGTTATATAGAGATAAATGTACTATAGTTGAGTATCAGCCAATCAAAGACCCTATAACAAAGAGAACTAATAACAAAGAAATAGTAGTGTTGGAAAATCAACCTTGTAAGTTATCATATAAGAATATTACTTCAACAGAACAAGGGGAAGTTGCTAAACTTACACAAACTATTAAACTCTTTATATCTCCAAATATAAGCGTTAAAGCAGGTTCAAAACTTATTATAACTAATCAAAATAATATTACAAAAGAATATATAAGAAGTGGAGAACCTGCCATATATCCAAACCATCAAGAAATCATCTTAGAATTACTAGAGGATAAAGCGTAATGGTTAGAGGTGGAAGTGTTGATTTTAAAGAATTGAAGAAGCTACAAAGAAATCTACAAAGGTTGGAAGAAAGTCAACTCGATAAGTTTTGCAGAGATTGTGCAAAAGAGTTAGCAGCAAGATTAATTGGCAAAGCTATAAAACGTACACCAGTTGATACAGGAGTGTTACGACAAGGTTGGAATGGTGTAGCTTATGCAAGGTCACTTCCAGTCATTAAAGCTGGAGATACTTACATTATAGAAATTATTAACCCCATCAAATATGCCAGTTTTATTGAGTTTGGTCACAGAACGAGAAACCATAAAGGTTGGGTTAAAGGCAGATATATGATGACTATTTCAGCACAAGAATTAAGAGGTCAAGTGGATGTAATAATAGAGAAAAAGCTATTAATCTTGTTGAAAGGAGTGTTTGATGCTTAATAATATTATAGATGGAATATCTATTAAATTAGATAAGTCATTTGGAGAGAGTTATACAATTTATAGTGAAGATGTGGAGCAAGGTATAAATGAACCTTGTTTTTTTATTGTTCCTTTAAATCCAAGCAAAGTATCATATCCAAGTGGCAGAGAATTAAAGAAAAATTCTTTTGATGTACATTATTTTCCTAAAAGTGATAATAAGTCATTTGAAATAAATGAGGTAGCTGAGATGCTACTTGAGGAATTAGAGTATATAGAAATTGATGGAGATTTAGTCAGAGGTACTAATATGAACTTTGAAATTATAGATAATGTACTTCATTTCTTTGTTGATTACAATTATTTTACTATCAAAAGTAATAATACAGATAAGATGGATACAGTAGAGTTATTTGCTGGTTTGAAGAGAGGTGATAATTTTGAGTAAAACATTAAGTAAAGAAGAAAATTATAAGTTTACTAAGGAGCAGATAGTTAATTCTAAGAAGTATATAACTAGAAAAGACTTATTAAATGCAATTTTAAAAGAAAATGAGTTATATTCCTTCTCAGAAGTAGAGGAAATAATAAATAATTTTATGAAAGGAGTGAGCTAGATGGCTTTAGGTGGAGGAACATTTGTAACACAAAATAAGGTCCTACCTGGTGCATATATAAATTTTATCTCAGCTAAGAGGGCAACTAGTTCATTATCGGATAGAGGTATTGTTTCAATACCTTTAGAGTTAGATTGGGGCATAGATGAAGACGTATTTCAAGTAACCAGTGATGATTTTGAGAAGTATTCAGTGAAGTATTTTGGATATGATTATACACATGAAAAATTGAAAGGTTTGAGAGACTTATTCAAAAATATAAGGTTGGGATATTTTTATAAATTGAATAAAGGTGTTAAAGCTAGTTGCAGTATTGCTACAGCTAAGTATAGTGGAATAAGAGGTAATGACTTAAAAGTAACAGTTACAACAAATATAGATGATAATGCTAAGTTTGATGTTGTAACACTTTTAGATAATAAGAAGGTAGATACTCAAATAGCAAAGGTTATTACAGACTTACAAGACAATGACTATATCACTTGGAAGAAGGATGCAACACTAGAAGCAAGTGCAGGACTTGTATTTACTGGTGGAACTAATGGCGAAGCTGTGACAGGAGCAGAGTACCAAGCTTTCTTGGATAAAATAGAAAGTTATTCATTTAATGCACTAGGGTGTTTGGCTACAACAACAGAAATTAAAAGTTTATTTGTAGAATTTACAAAGAGAATGAGAGATAAAGTAGGAGCTAAGTTTCAAACTGTACTATATAAAAAGAATGATGCAGATTACGAAGGTGTAGTATCTGTAGAAAATAAAGTTAAAGATACTGGGTTATTAGAATCTAGTTTAGTTTATTGGGCTACTGGAGCTATAGCAGGATGCGATATAAATAAATCTAATACTAATAAAAAGTATGATGGTGAGTTTGATGTTGGTGTAAATTACACTCAAATACAACTTGAAGAAGCACTAAAGAGTGGTAAATTTATATTTCATAAAGTTGGTGATGAAGTTCATGTGTTAGAGGACATAAATACTTTTGTATCATTTACAGATGATAAAAATGACGATTTTTCAAGTAACCAAAGTGTTAGAGTACTTGACCAAATTGCTAATGATATTGCAACTTTATTTAATGAAAAGTATTTAGGTAAAGTTCCGAATGATAAGGCAGGAAGAATAAGTTTCTGGAATGATGTTGTTAAACACCATAAAGAATTAGAGAATATAAGGGCAATAGAAGATTTTAAAACTGATGATGTTAGTGTAGAGCTTGGAAATGACAAGAAAACTGTTATAGTGAGTGATGCAGTTAAGGTTATAAATGCTATGAGCAAGCTTTATATGACTGTTTCAGTTAGTTAAAGAAAGGAGTGTGATAAATAGATGTCTAAAAACGCACCTATGAACGTTAAAGATACAATAAGTGCATCTTTAGCAGAATGTTTTGTAACAATAGAGGGTAAAAGATATAATTTTATGCAAGCTATTAATTTAGAAGCTAAGATGGAAAAAACAAAAAGTGAAGTACCAATTCTAGGAAAAACTACAAAGGGTAATAAAACAACAGGTAGTAAAATTACAGGTAGCGCAACATTTCATTTCAATACTTCTATATTTAGAGAGCTTCTCTATAGGTATAAAGAAACTGGAGAAGACATTTACTTTGATATACAAGTTACTAATGAAGACCCAACAAGTTCAGTAGGGAGACAGACAGTAATTTTAAAAGACTGTAATATGGATTCAGGCATAATTACTAAGTTTGATGCTGATGGAGAATATTTAGAAGAAGATATGGACTTTACATGCGAGGATTGGGAATTAGTTGAGAAGTTTAAAACATTAATAGGGATGGAATAAAATACACATTTATAAATTATAGATGTGTATTTTATATTTATATAAATAAGGAGATGGTTAAAATTAAAGATAAATACAAAATGAAAGACTCAGTTTCATTTGACTATAGTAATAAAAGAAAGATAGAAGAATGTGTAGGGGAGATGTATAGAAAAGCAGGATTATTTTTAGTAGATATTGCTGATAAACTGGCACTTGACACAATTGAAGGTTCATCATTAAAACCAATTACAATAACAATCAAATTAGATGAAAATGGTATTACAACAATAGAAAAACAAACAAAATATTTAGTTATGGAGGTAGAATAATATGGGAGATTTAAACGCTTTTTTAAGTCAAAATGCAATAAAAGTAGAGAATAGAAAGTATGTAGCAAGTAATAGATTTATAAATGAAGAAGGGAAAGCGATAGAATGGGAAATAAGAGCATTATCTTCAGAAGAAGATGCTGCAATAAGAAAAAACTGTCCAAAGAGAGAGCCAATTTTAAATAAAAAAGGTAAACATACAGGACAATACAATACTGTAACTGACTACAATAAATATTACGAAGAACTAAGTATAGCTTGCACAGTTTTTCCTGATTTGAATGACTCAATGTTACAGGATAGTTATAGAGTCATGGGGGCTAATCAGCTACTTAAAGCAATGTTAACTCCTGGTGAATATACAGAATATGTCCAAGAGGTTTTGGATATAAATGGATTTGATAATTCATTTGAGGATAAGGTAGAAGAAGCAAAAAACTAATTTATGAAGGTGATTATGATTCTAATATAGCTCATTATTGCCTTCATAAGTTTAAATGGAAACCGCATGAATATATGGATTTACCAGTTGATGAAAAAGCATTTGTTGCTGCTTCTATAGATATCAAAGTAGAAGAAGAAAAAGAAGAAGCTAAAAAAGCTGACAAAGATGCAAAGAGAGGTAGAAGAAGATAATCTCTGGTGTAAAAATTTTACTAATATAGTATAATATATTTAAAAATTGTACTGGGGGATTAAATAAATGGGATTGTTTAGTAAAAAGAATAAGAAACCTTGTTGTATTTGCGGAAGCGAAAAAGGACTTATGCCATCTATAGAAGGTGAAAATTTTTGTACAGCTTGTAATTGCAAGTACATAGATTTCTCTGAAAATATTTTAAAAGTAACTAGTATTATGAAAATGATGTCAAACTCAGAAGGAATGAAAAAGTTTATAGAAGTTGAAAAGAAAAATTTAAAATTGTTAGAGAAGTTCACCGAGACAAAAAGTATAAATTCTTCAATTTCTTTTGATGAAGAGCAAAATCTTTTAAAAATATCATATAAAAATAGAAATCAAATATTAGTAGAGAAAATAATAAAATTTGATGATATATTAGAATTTGAACTTTTGGAAGATGGAGAAACTATAGTTAAAGGTGGTTTAGGTCGTGCTATAACTGGAGGAGTCTTATTCGGAGGTACAGGGGCTGTAGTTGGAGGAATTACAGGTAAAAAAACAAGTAGAAAAGTTGTAGAAATATTTAAAATAAAAATAACTGTAAAGGACATAAATAATCCAATTGAATATATAAATTTAATTAATAGTAAAGTAAAAACAAACTCTTCTATTTATCAGAAAGCTTTTTCTGATGCTCAAGAAATATTATCAATACTATCAATAATTACAAAATATAATGTAATGGAAGACAAAAAAAAGTCTATATCTAGTTCTACAGCTGATGAAATATTAAAATATAAGAATTTGTTAGATATGGAAGCTATTACACAAGAAGAATTTGATGCTAAGAAAAAAGAATTGCTAAATTTATAATATATAAGCACTTACTTAAAAATAAGTAAGTGCTTATATTATGTTAAAAAAG